TTGATAGCGAGCCATTTGTTTCTCCGTTTTCTCAGTGTATGAATACATTATACAGCCGAAGCCATTTATTGTCAAATCAGAGTATCGTCGTACCAGCCATGACCGGCTTCAAAACCCGCAGCCTGTACCAGTTCGCCGCCGACGCCAATATATCCTTCCCAATTTCCCGTAGTGTCATCATACACTTCCATGGAGAAAGTGTCGGCCTCAAACAGGCTGAAGAAGTCTACCGAGTTCTTGTAAAATGCCTGAGTCATCATGTTCGTACTCCGTTTTCTCAGTGTATGAATACATTATACAGAGGAAGCCATTTATTGTCAACCGTCAGACGATCCCCGTAAGCATCATACACAGCACTACGGCATACCCAATTAAAATAAAGACCATAACCTGCTTATCTGAAATCATGATACAGAACCCTTAATAAGGTAAATGAAAGATAAAATTAATATTGATGCAATGATTCCAAATGTTGAAATCATAACAACAGGTTTATGTAAATGTTTTAAAAAAGTTTCAATCATCGTTATTTTTTAAACCATTACTGTGTCTATCGTGTTCTTTGTCAATATCCTGAAACAACCGTTTCTCTTGTGTTGTTAATTCTTTAAAGAGTTTTCTTGGATTACCGCACATAATACAATTAGGATTACCACAATCCAAGGCATGATGTTTGGTAAATTTATGAGGTTTATCTACAGGCATTCCTGCCGCTTTAGCAATCTTAACTTGTTTTTTTACGGCATTTTCATCTTTAAGTAAACGTTTGGAATGCTTGAATTTATCTTCTTCGGTGCTCATTATTAATCCCCTTTAGGATATTTATAAGTGTAACACTACTGAAATTAATTGTCAAGCCAAAAAAATACCCCCTTTCGGGGGCTTTGGGGGCTAGGTGCCCTTACTTCTTAGCGCCTGCATTAACAAAAGCATACATTTTTTCTGCTGTGGCCAACACTTGTTCAAGACCTGGGAACTGTGGCATACCTACTGTGGTAACAACCTGTCCTGATTTTTCATCACGCTGTGCCGTGATTTCCCAACCATGGAATTTAGCGTGAAATTCTTCGCTAACTAAGCCCTTGGCCATATCGAGGATTTCTGTGCGGATTTCATAACCATTGCGGTTAAATTTTACTTCGGGAAGTTTTGGTGTGTAATCTGACATTTTTTTCTCCTATGTGTGTGTAATGTCAATCCGTAAAGTGGATTAGTCTTTCTTTGGAAAATATCTAGCCGAGATACAATCCATAGAATAACGTGCAAGGTCAACTGAATTATCAGTTAGCATCTTGGCAAATTCTGTTTGGCTATTAATATAATTATGAGCAGCCCGATTCAGTGTATGATCTTTAATGATCTTATCAGTCAAATCTCGTTTGACACCTTGGAATGCATCAATGAAAAAATTTACGCTCATTGGCGGCGCATACCATGGTAGAAAGGGATTAATCATAATGTAATATTTATCTTATTTAAATTTCTTGGGAAATTTAATTAAGGATGGACCTCAAAGTCTTTATCCCAACGTAAAAAATATTTAATTGCAACAATAAAATTTAATAGTTCCATTTTAATAGTAGTGATGAATGTTATTACGTTTCCGATAATCATAAACAACTTCGCTCCAAACTGTCAACCATTCATAAAATTTATGGACATATTTCATTATACAAATCCTCTTTTGCCATATGTAAATTGCTTGATAAGGTTATCTACATCACCACCATGTGCTGGATTGTGAGCAATAATAAATCTTTCAAGGTCTGTTTGATGACTACTAAAACGATCTAATAAACTGATGAACTTCTCTATAATTGTAAACATTTTGTGTTTCCTTTTGGTTAGTAGTAACTTATGATTACTACTAGTGTATTTAGTCCTAATATATTGCAATGCAGCAATTTAACTTTTAAAAAATGGGGAGGTTATCCCCATTTTTCGTCGTACTTCCTAAGTGCTAAGTACCTAGATAACAATAACCTAGATTTAATATAATCATTAAATTCAAATTCTATTACCTTTTTTGGTGAGAAAATGTGACGACGGTAGCCTGATTGTAAGTCTAAATCTTCAATAGTGATACCATCGTCATCATCATCTAAACAAAAATTACTTAGCTGCGGGCGCGGCAGCTGGCGTAGCAGCCTTTGCGTCTGCCTTGGCAGCAGGTGCACCTTCACTTTTTTTCTCGTCTTTCTTAGCTGGAAGTTTAATATCAGCAGCAGGTGCAGCAGCAGGTGCAGCAGCTGGGGCCTTAGCAGGCTCAGCAGCAAAAGCGGTTACAGCAAAAAGTCCGGCGATCAAAGTTGCGATTGTTTTCATTTTAATTTCCTTTATAAGTTAAATGAAAGAGATTTTAGATACACTATGTATCTATATACATTAACGCTTGAGTTACAGTATTCGTTGACAATTATTTTATCGGCCTCGCCCAGTTCTGCGAACTACATTAGTTCCACCAAATCCTTTTGTATTTGGCTTAGGCACTTTGGGTTGAGTAAATTGTGATGTTTTTTTAACTGGCAAAGTGACAGTTGGTTTTTTAGGTTTGTTTTCTTCAGTCATGGTCGAACCTTTATAGAATTTAAATATCCATGTAAGTTGCCGTATAAGCCTATCATCATGGCAATCTTACTGTCATACAGTCTGATGTAGGGTAGTTTTTTCGTTTCAGTTTTATTTACACCCAAGTAATATGGACATTTTATTTTTTTGTTTACTTCAAGGACAAAACTATGCCAACTTTGCCCTTCTTGTTTGAATTCATAATCATAATGAGATATTTCTGCTAATTGAAAAGCTATCATACCTTCATCAGTTAATCTTAATCCTTCTTGTCTACCTGTCATCCACCACTTGAACATTAAATCTTCAACTGGTATTTCATGGTATATGTGAAAAGTGTCTGGTATTTCTTTTAATACCGTTTCTGTGATTATTTTTTTGGTAGTCTTATGCCTGATCATCTGGGTAAACGCACCTTCCGTTGTTCATAAAAACAACAGTAAATTTGTCTGTTTTGAATTGTACATTCAACTTGCGACAAAGATTTCTTGCGTGACCTGGATTACTAAAACTAGTCTTTTTATATTTTGGTGTAGACTCACTATCCAAGTAATGTTGTGACTTAAGATTAATAGGTTGCCCCTCATAAAACACGGCCCAAATACCACTCGCTTCTACAATTTGGTCGCATTTATAAGTTGTCTTATCTACTATTTCTAATAAGACTTTGGGCTGTGTTCTACTCATTTAAAAGATCCAGCTTTTAATTCTATTTGTATTACAGGTTCATCAACTGGTTTCTTATCATTTTTTTCATAATGATCTACTAGCATTTTAGCCAATTCATCACGCAGACCTCTAGCCTCTATAATGGGCATAATGAAATCTTTGTTCTGTTTACTTTCTAGTAAAGACACTTTATCAATGAACCGTTTAATATAAATCATTGACTATTTATCTGGCTTTCAGCGTCCAACTTAGTTTTAAATGGACCTACATAGGGATACCTTTGTACAAAAATATACTTAGGACAAAATACTACTTCGTTTTCCCCTGTATGATTTAAGATAAACCAACCAGCTGCATGAAAACACTTGCTTTTTGGTGTCTTAGTAAAGATATGCAGTTTGCGTTTAATATCCAAAATAGAATTATAAGTCTTTCCAGTTGTAGGATAATTCGCAAAAGGAAGTTGGATTTTAGTTTTGTTAGATTTTAGGGTTTGAAATTCAATTTTGGTTGTACGCTTGAGTTCAGTGGTAGTTTTGTAATGGGTCTGAGACCCATTCATTTTAACATCGAACCCTGAACCATTTGCGATAACATTACCAATTTTTTTATCACCGTCGGTAATGACCCAATATTGATCCTTAACAATAGGTTTTGCTACAATTTCAGACATATTATTCCTTTTTATTAAGCATAAAGGCTTTTAGCACTTCGTTTGCTTCTGTGTAATCTTCATTATCATGGCTTTCTGCGATTTCAATAAGCAATAGCCAATATAATTGTTCTGCTAGTTCACAATCTTCATCCGCTAGACTAGATAGCCAATCATTAAATTCTTCCTGAGAATTCAATGTCCACATAATATCTAGCATGGCTACTTGTTTGTCGTTGAGACCACTGATAGTAATTTGTTTGTCCATTTTTAAAATCCTTAATTTAGAGGGCCTTTGTAAGGCGAATTTAACCACTTAGCATAAGTCTCAGCCTGTTCACCAATTTTGGTGAGTTCGTACTTTCCACAAAACTTCATAAAATGAGCACCTACTTGGGAAGTTGTATTGATGCGAACATCTGTTTTGATTCTGTCATCAACCGCTACTTTAATATCTTCGGGCTGTGCTGTCAAGTCAATTAGGACACGATTACGTTCGTAACAATCCCGAACACGATGTTCTACTCCCTCATGATCAACCCAACGTTGAAGCATCATATTATTCCAATTAAAGCCCTGCTTAGTACGGTCAGCATATGCTTCAATCAATCCAACCTTATTCTTACTACCTTTAGTACGGACTCCCGGATAAGCCGAAAATACATTATCGGATGCATCACCACGCATACATTTTTCAAATAGATGAAATTTAGGATCGCCCAATGTTTTGGGTTCTTTAGTTTTTTTATCTAATACCAACCTTCCTTTCTCATCATGGTATCCTTCTGTAGTGATAAGTTGGTTGGTGATACCGTTGTATTGATTAACGTTTTCGCTAATAAGTTGGATATAATCAGTGTCAGAAGAAATAATGTAATGCGTATCATCAGGATGTAAATGAACAAAACGGGCAATAATATCATCAGCCTCAGCATGTTCATGCCTAAGTACGCTGACATTAGTTTTTTCACGCAAGAATGTAGTAAACATATCGTATGTTTCCCAAAACATTTTGTTTTCGGCAACATCTGCTTCAGTCATAGCAGATTCATCTAACTTACGATTTGCTTTATAAGGTTTATAATAATTCTTCCGCCACGAACGACCTTCTAAGCATACCACTACGTGATCAATTTTAAATCGTTTAACGACTTGATTAACACTAGCAAGTGATAAATGCAAGGCCATTCCAATTTTTTCTTCAGTTGTACTATTGCGGCTAGCAATATGCCGAGCACGGAAGAAAGTATTGGCAGTATCAATGAGTGCGTAATTCATATAGGTCCTTAAGTAGTCGTATAATTAATTATACGACTACTTGGGTTTATTGTCAAGAAATATCTTCTAGGTATTTATCCGGAAAGTTTTTGATTCCGTCCATAACTGTTTTGACATTATATCTAGTTATGGGCAAAAATGCATTCTTAACTCGTTTGATACGTAGAGGATGATTTTTTATACGATCTTCCACAATGTTACGCACATAATCAAAATCAATGTCAGTAAATTTTGGATCAACGTACTCACTTGGTGTATGACTATTGTGCGGGTTTTCCAAATACGGAAACAATTTCCGCTTTGAATAATTCTCACAATTTTTTACATGTTCTTCATACCCATATACAGACACATAAAAATGATGAATTTGTGCATCATTATTACCGCGTGTATACGAAGTGATTCTTGATTTAGGAGTACCTGAAAAACCTATTTTTACTTTACCATAAGCTTCGGCAATATATAATGTCATCATTTGAATAGCGCTCGTTTAGCCACATTCAATTGCTTAAACATGTTAGTATTGTTTTCTGTATAGCGAGACACAAATGAAGTCATACATTTGAACTGTGTCAAGTGGTTACCACCAGCCTTTTCGTATAGTTGCAACAGCAACACCAATGATGCATCCTTAGGTACACCAGAAGGATCTTCGTTCCGTGCTTGCCTATAGTACAGAGGATAAACCTGTTGTGTCAAGTTTTTAAACTCGGCCCAACCACCTGCAACCTCTTTGACAAGTGCATTCAAATCCTTCATAAATTGATGGTGTTCAGCAGAATCAAAGTCTTCACCATCTTTTTCTAGGCGCCTACGCAAGTCTTGGAAAGGAAGCATTTCCATTGCGTCTAATGGTTCTTGATCCCAATAAGTAGAGTGGTTCTTACCAAAAAAACGAATATCTGCTACATCAAGTTTACTAAGTAAATTTACATGATTGACTGCACCTGCTTTGAAACGATCTGGGCTATTAGGATGAACAGGGACAAGATTCCAACTTTCTAATTCAGTTTGAATACGATTAGCAAGTTCATATTTTTCTTGCGTTTCTTTGTTTGGTGAATCCAATCGTTTACCAAACGTATTAATTTTGTGCGTTTCAAAAGGATTGATTGGAAGTTTATCTTCACCGTTGATTCCCAAGAAGTGTTCCCGTGCAAAGCTAAAATCACTGGTTTCGACTACTTGACAGTTGACTTCAATATCCAACCAGTCTTTAGGATCAACATCAGGGAATAGACCAAGCTTGGCTCGTAAAGCAATTGCAAGTACAGTGTGTTGACCATCAGTGATGTAACAAGTGTCGCTGTTAGGCAATTTGATTACGTTAATAGTCGCAGGTCGGCGACTATCCCAGTTAGTGATAATTTTAATGAGGTGATCAAAATTAATTTTACGTTGTACAGCCAATGCCGATAACAAATGACGAATAGCGATTCGCTTCATTTTGGGCATTTGATTGTACCGTTGGGGTTTGCCCTTACGGCTGGTCTTGAATTCAGCTTTCTCAAGTAGTTGTTTAAGTTGTTTGTATTCTGAACTACCTGAGAACAAGTTTACCAAACCTTCAATACTATGCGAGTCAATGTATCCAGGTTGTTGATCCAATTCGTTTATTGGACGATCTTCAGTGGTTACCGATGTTGAGTTGGGAACCCAAGTGAACTTAAAAGTTGGTGTTGTCATTTTTTTCTCCTGTGTGTTAAATGACTGTGCAAGGAATATTATTCAACGCACAAAAACATTGTATCATGCAATTAATTTAATATCAAGTTATTTTAGTTGAATTTGGGCTACCTCCAATCGTGCAAAAACACTATTACCAAAAATCCAACCCTCAGGCATAGAAGTTTGTAGGTCTAATTCATTATCCAACAACTCTGCCTCTTCATTGGTAATCAGTACGATAGCCAAATTGTTTTTAATCATTTGCGCTACTTCGGTTACTGGACGTTTTTCCATAGTCATGGTTACTGCTTGATTGAAAATCATAATGCAGGGAACAATATGTTCTCGGTATGTGTTTTCTTTCGTCCGTTTAACACTTTCACCGATTGTAATCAAATGATCAATACTGTCACCTTCAAGCAATGCCCGAGCATTCTCTAACCCAAATCCATCTTCGTTGTCAATAAAGTACCGAAACCGTTTGGCAATCTTTTCAAAAATATTCCTCTCAGATACCTCACGAGGAATAGGTTTGATTGCTTGTCCGCGGACCTTGCGTACAATGGTTGTAATGGCTTCAATAGTACCAACAATGATCCAAAAGTTTTCAAGTACATCACCATCGAAGGGAATGTTCATGAAGTCTTTGGCATCTTTGCGTTCACTACGCTTGCCAATTTTCTCAGTAAAGCCTTGTGCTAGGATTTGCTTACGCATCTCCGCAACATCTTCAGGACGGGCTAGCCAACCTATTGTGTAGTGATTTTTTTTAATCTCGCATTTGACACCGTTGTTGGTATAGAGTACACAATTTCCTTGTTCTTCATATACACGTTCAGTATACCCACGC